AAGATGTCTAAAACTTCAATGGATTCTAATCCTAAAGATTTGAAATCATATCTTGTTTTTGGAAATTGTTTAAAATACATTTATAAATCCTAAGTTAATAGATTACCAGAATCTTTGTGGTTGAGATTTGTTTCTGAGAAAGTTAGTTCTAGATTAACAAAAGGTGAATACGTTTCCTCTCTATCTTTAAAACCTGAAACAACTCCCGCACCTGTGTAATTCGTACTCATATTCGTTAATACAGATTTTCCCATTCTTCCATATGGTCTTACATCACCATTTTTTTTAAGTTCTAATAATTCCAATTTCCACTCAGAAGGAAATTTATATCGGAAAAGATCATTATTAGCATCAGCACTTCTTGATGGATATGATAATTTTCTAATCTCATCTATACAATCTCTTAAATTTTTTGCATCAACCGCAGACTCGGGAGCAAATTCCCAGGCAAAAGTGAAAGTTCTAAACTCTGGTGCTTCGTACATTTTTTCTGTAAATGGATTTTGTGCCGTTCTATCTCCAAGGGCTCTAAGGGCTTCTTTTCCAACATCTCCAAATGTATTTTCTAATACTTTCTTACCCAAACCTGTAATTGTTTCTAAAAAATCACCGCCCCCGCCCTCCATAGTCTTTTTTGCAGCAGTGATTAAACCAGAATCTAACTGACCCCAACGATGACCATCAGAAGAAATTATTGACTGTGGTGCTTGAAGGAGTATAGTTCTTATCTCAATACCATATACGTCCTCATTGTCCGCTGGATTATCTTCACTTAAATTACTTTTTGATTCATGTGCAACCATTCTTAACCAAAATGGAATATTCTTCTCATCGGCGTTGACAGTTGGGTATATTATCTTATCTGTAGCCATATATATTCTCTCCCTCATATATATAATGGTTAAAGAGATTAATATGGCTTATAAATCAAAGTATAAACCCAAAAATAGAAGCAAATATCTAGGTGATCCTGACAATATCATCTGTAGATCATTGTGGGAAAGAAAGGTATGTAAATATCTTGATGGAAATAAAAATATATTGAGATGGGGCAGCGAAGAGTTAGTTATACCTTATTATTCTCCAGTTGATAAAAAGAATCACAAATACTATCCAGATTTTATCGTGGAAAAAATAGGGAATGACGACAAAATAGAAACTTTAGTAATCGAAGTTAAACCATTTAAACAAACACAGAAACCTAAACGAAAAAAGAAGACAAGTAAATCTTATATTAGAGAATGTATGACTTATGAAAAAAATAATGCTAAATGGAAAGCAGCAAAAGAAATGTGTGATAAAAATGGCTGGAAATTTTTGATACTAACAGAAAAAGATTTATTCTCTTCCCCTAAATAATATAGGAGAAAATAAATGGCAACAGATAACCAAACCAATTCAGATCCTGTTGGAAATTTTTCATCGATTAGTAGTCTATTGGAAAATTTAAGACAATCACCTTTACTACGACCAAATCGTTATGAAGTACAAATACTATGGCCTGAAGGTAATAGTGAAATGGAAAACGGCCTTGAGCGACCTGGACCTAGTACAAATTGTTGGGCAGATAGTATAAGTTTGCCTGGAAGATCATTAGCAACTGTTGAAAGAAGAACTTTTGGTCCTCAAAGAGAAATGCCTTATGAAAGACTTTTTAGTGGTGACTTAGAGGTAACTTTTGTTCTCCAAAAAGGAGCATATTGGAGACATAAAATGGAACAATGGATGGACTTGGTTATTGATCCAGACACCAATAAAATAAATCCAGACAGATCAACATATCTTGGAGAATTAGCAATACACATGCTAGATGATTCAAATGAGCCAGGATATTCTATTATAGTAAAAGAAGTGTTTCCCAAAACGATATCACCTGTAAATTTATCATATTCACAAGATAATGATTATTTAAGACAAACTGTCTCATTCTCATTCAGAAATTATGTTGAAGTGAAAGATTCAGTCACAGATCTTGCACCATTTAATGCTGAACCATTCCAATTTGGACAGGGCGGTGGATTGGGCGGGGGATTCCAAAACATCACAGCATGAACCATCTGACGTTTAAACTATTTTTAAGGAGTTACTTGTTATGAAAACAATAGCACAAATATTAAAATCTGAAGTACCATCATATGAATTGAAATTACCGTTATCGAAAAAAACAGTGAAATATACACCATTTCGTGTTAAAGAAGAAAAAATTCTTTTAATGGCACTAGAAGATGGAACTGAAGGTGCAATGCTAAATGCTATTAAGAATTTAGTGGATGCGTGTACAGAAACAGATTTGATTATAGGAGATATTCCATTATTTGAACTAGAATATTTATTCATCAATATTAGAGCCAAATCTGTTGGTGAAATAGCAGAACCAACTATCAATTGTCCTTATACGGAAAAGGTTACAACAGGTAAAGTTAATTTAACTGAAATTAAACCCCCAAGTATAAAGAATATGGTAAATAATAAAATCAAAATAAGAAGTTCTGTTGGTATTACTATGAAACCACCATCAATTAATTCGTTATTAGAAAATAAAATTAAAGATTTAGAAAATACTACTCCATCCGAAACAATCAATCTGGTTTGTTCTTGTATTGATGAAATTTGGACAGAAGATGAAGTATTTAAAGTTAATGAATTACCAAAAGAAGAGATAGTAAGTTTTGTGGAGTCTATGTCACCTACAGAATTTGAAAAGTTAACTGAATATTTTAATAGTATACCAAGACTTACTCATACTATTAAATATAGTGTATTAAACGAAGAAAATAAAAGGGAGAATTATGAAATCACATTGAGCGGAATGAATGATTTTTTCGGCTAAGCCTTTCTCACACTACACTAAGGAATTATTTTGTTCTGATTTTCCAATTATTACAATATCATAAATGGTCAATAACAGAAATAGAACAATTAATGCCGTGGGAAAGGGAAGTATATGTGTTGCAGTTAAAAACCTACCTAGAAGAAGAAAGAGCAAAAATGGAAGCAGCCCAAGCAAGGAGATAAAAAATAGATGGCACTACCACCAGATAGAGATCCAATAGAACAAGAAAAAAGAGAAAAGGAAAACGCACAGAACCTCAAGAAAATCAAAGAGGCTCTTGCGGATAGGAAGTCTGTACGTTCACCAAAGGCTAGGGCTGAACGACGAGAAAACGCAAAACAACAAAAGAGCATTCTTGGTACTTTCTTTGGAACTATGGGCAAAACCGCAGTAGGTGGAGCGGTGGGGGCTATTTCTGATGTAGTCGGATCTATTCCTATTATTAGTCAAGTAGCGGATACAGTTGCTACAGCAACTAAAGAAGCAGCAGAACAAGCAAAAGAAAATAGAAGAATAAGAAAAGAGGAAAGAAAGCAGGCTGAACAGGATAGGAAGCAGGCTGAACAGGATCGACAGCAGGAAATTAAAGACGATGAAGAAGCCGCTGAAATACGAAAACAAGCAATAAAAGATCAACTGGAAGCAAAGTTAAAAGCAGAACGTGATGCGGGACAAATAACACCTGGCACTCTTGGGGTTATTGGTAAAGATCCAAATGAAGAAATTATAACAGAAAATGCATCAAACGAAAGAGAAGAAATAATAAATCGTCTTGATGGAATATTAAATAACACAGGAAAAGATCCAGATCAAAAGTTAATAGATAGAGAACGAAAAAACGAACTAAAGAAAAAGAAAAAAGATGCTCCTGTAGTAAAAAAAGGAACAAAAGAAGGTGGAGGTTTTCTTGGTTCACTTTTAAGTGGTGGTCTTAGTGGACTCATGGGTGCAGTGTTTGGTGGAATTGCTTCAATGACTGCGGCAGTATTGGGACCAGCAATGCTCGTTATAGGAGCAGCAGCAGTCGGTTATCTCGCTGGATCTGCATTATATGATATGTTCATTAAAAATTGGTTGGATAAGTATTTAGAACAAGATTTAAAAGAACATATTGACGACATAAACAGACAAACCAAAAGAACTGCTCAACAACAAAAGTTCAAAACAAAGGAAGGAAAAATAGAAGATGCATTTGAGCAAATTGATCCCAAAACAGGAAGAAGAATAGGAAGAAAAATGGGAGAAACAGAAGCAAGAGCGATTGCAAAAGAAAAAGGGATGACATTAAAAGAAGCAGAAAAAGCAGGACATTTCCGAAAATCAACATTTACTACTGTTGGGGGTGTTCTAGATGTTGGTCAACAAGAAATGATAGATGCAGAATCTGAGGAACGACGGCTGACCGCAGAAAGTCAAAGAAGGTTCTTGAAAATGGAGGGTGGTGAAGAAGGGATGAAAAAAGCAAAAGCAATTGAATATGTTAAACGAATGGATCAAATAGAAAGACAAATCAGACACAATATGAAAGAAGGTACTGTGAAGTCGGCACAAAGTGCCTGGAATAAGTGGTCTGATTTAGGAGAAGAAATGAGAAAGTTCAAGAATCGTAAGACTGGGGATTTTCTGTTCACAACAAGAGATATAGCAAAACTGGTGGAGATTTTCCCATTATTAAGCGAGTACACGTTGTCAGGAGGAACTCGCCGTCCTATACCTGTCACTGTTACTAAAGAAATGAATGAAGCAACAGGTAAAAGTGAATTATATGTAGACGCCCTCGGTATAATGTCAGGAGGAGATTATGCTAGTGAACTTAAAAATTATCCAATCGGAAATATGAGTCATCTTAAACAAGTTGGGCCAACATTATCGGGAATGGAAAACTTTGACAAGTTACCAAGTGGTATGTCTTTCCGAAGAGGTGGGGTTGGTAGATTTGGAAAAGGAACTCCAGCAATGCTTCATGGAACAGAAGCAATTATTCCATTATCAAAAGTTGCAACAGGAAGTGGTTTAAGAAACGTAGATCCAGTAAGCAGAGCATTGTTAATGACAATTGCAGCAAATGCTTCTGGATCAACTGAAATGCAAGCAATTATAGGTAACATTCAAAACAGACAGATGCAAGCAAATAATATCGGTGATGCTGGTGGAACCGCAGTTATAAGTAGTTCTCCGACAACAAATATCAACAATACATCAAACACCGTAAACACCAGTAGTAAAGGTCCAACCAGAATGACCGAACCTACATTTAGATCATCAGAAAATAGTTCTAAACGATCTGAAATGTTTAGTTAATAAAAAGGGGGAGCAATTGCTCCCCCCTTCTATAGTTCCTGATTGAGTTTAATCAATCTTCAGACGCCAATTTTTCAAAATATGACAAAGCATCACTTGCGTCTACTGAATCCGAAGACTCAGTGCTAGGAACATTTTCGATATCCGCATTTTCAATAGTATCTTTCTTTTCATTTTCATTCATGCTTGAACGAATATCACTACCCAAAACTTCATTAAGTCTAGTTTTCAATTCATCATAACTTTTATAGTTACTTGGATCAACAAATTCATTCAAAGGATACTGTTGATTCCAGATACGCTCAAGAGCATCATCGTTACCTTCAAGAAGAGATGAAGGTGATGCAAACTCACTCTTATCATAATTGATAAAACCAGAAACCTTACGAATCTTTAGTTTGAAATCAGCACCTTTCCAGAAATCAAACGGATTAACTGGTTCTTCGTCTTGAAATTCTGGTTGCATAACTTCAATAATCTTGTTATGAATCTTCTGACCATAACGATAAAGAAAAACTTTACCTTCATTCTCTGGATTTGCAGGATCAGAGATTACCATGATGTTCGAAACAAAATTTGTTCTACGCTTTCTCTGTCTAGCGATATCTTTATCACTTTCAACACCGCTATTCCAGAGTTTACTGTTCATTTCTGAAACAGGATCCTTTTCTCCAAACGTGGTTCGAGAGTTTTCGATATACCATCCTCCAGGTCCTTGAAAACCATGAGAATAATACTTAACAAAAGGCATATCTTCTTCCTTTGCATTTGGAAGAAATCGAATAACAGCATAACCATTACTCGAAGAATCCAATTCTGGTCGCCAAAAACGATCATCCTTGTATGAATCCTTCTTGTTCATTGCTTCCAATTTAGAAGTAAGATTTCCTAGACTATTTTGTGAACGCTTCTTAAAATCTGAAAATGACATAAACATTTCCTTTCCCGTGGGAACTCCCCACGCCTAGTTATGAACAGGAACTCCCTGTTTCGTTGTTATATAGTAGCACATTATGAAGCAATGTCAAAGTTAAAAAGGTAGTTTTGCTTTTTTATTTTTAAGTAAGTTCAATTCTCTACCTTCTGTTTCTAATTTTTCTTTTATAGGCTTTGTTAAAAATTTACCCACAACCTCTGGATCTATATCATTCTCTTCGCAGATATATAATACAGCATCAATATATGAACCGCCTTTTTTGAGGACATACTCCTCAACTTTTTGAGATAATTCCTTTTCTTCTGGTATGACCATATTTTTCTCCTTTTCTATTTCCATAATTATAGAGGTTTTTTCAAAGAGATCAACATAAAACATATATATTAGTATAACATAAAAAGGTTCATAAAATAATTATTTTCAGGAGAATAGTTCATGCCATCTGATATTGCCTTAAACAATCAAAATAATGCTGGTCAAACGGGAGACGGCGTAGTAATTGGAGGCGCAACATACGCCATAGCAACTGATTGGGGTGCTGGTGGTGGAACTGGTTTTACCGCAACTCACGTTCAGATAGTAAAACCAGCATGGGGCGATAATTATAACACTTATAGAGTATCAAAAGTTAAACCTCTCCCTGTTCAAATATTCGATGGTATACAAGGAACTACAGGAGCATTAATCGATAGTGACACAAATGCATTGAAAATTACTGGTGGGGTAAACATCAACCAGAAAATTGAAATTGCTGGCACAAGAATGGATGGAACAAAGCGACCTCATGTAACTTCTATTATTCAGGTAGTTGGCCCAACATTCGGTGTATGTGGTCCTACTGCGTATGGTGCTGGTAGAATTAATCCAGAACACTTTGCTCCCGTTAAAGTAACTGGTTCTATACAAGGTTATACTGGAATGTATCCTGTTTCCATTACTTTCGGTGGTGGACTTGAAAAAGCAAAACCAGAAACTGGTGGACCTGGACAAATTCGTAGTTTGTATGGCGGACCTCTTGCTTATACAGGAGCGACTGGTTATTACCTTACAACGTCAAACAGAAGAACACTTGCACGACATATCGATACCGTTGCAATACAAGGAATGCATCACGGTACACCAGTAGGAATTACTGGAACTACTGGTGGATTAAGAATACGAAAACTACGATATCCTGCAAATGGTGTTCGTTCATCTCTTGAAACTGGTCCTGCAAGTCTTGCTGATGGAGATAGAGTAGGAATCATTGGTATTGCTGGTGCAACAGCAGTTGAAGTTACTGGTGGTGTAAGATTATCTCATATGCCTGCTGGTGGAAGTTTTGAAACAAGAAGTCTTGCATATGGTCGAGATAGTATCGCTATAGGTTCTATTGATGGATCGACAGCACCACAATTTAAACTACTTGGTTCAAATAACAAACCAATCGGTGCTTCTGGTGAAGCATTAATGGTTGCAATTGATAACGGAACATTCAGTGGAACAGTAAACCTAAGCACAAATGTTTATGTTAGAAATGCCACTGGTGCTTCAGAGGCATTAAAAATCAAAGGTGTTACAGCAAACGAAGTTGTAGTGAAAGGACCACTACAGGGTGGCGCACTTGAAGTTGCAAGCCCAAGTGGATTGAATACTAGAAATCTTGCATCAGCAACAGATCAAGTTGGACTTGGTGGAGATGCTCTCAATAAGATTAATGCTATTCATGGTTATGTGATTAATATCAAAACCAGTACTTCAACAATGAATGACAGATTAACTCTAATTAATTCTAGAGTAAGTGATATAGAAAAAGTTATAGATCTTAATTCTACAGAGGGTTCATATGGTGGATTAACAGGACCGAATTCAAATCCAGATATACCATATGGTAGAAATGTATATGTGCAAGAATCAATTCAACCCTCAAATCTCATAGGTTATAAAAAAGAAGTAACGAACCAACCATCTGCTGTAGGATCCCAAAAAGTATATACTGGAGTCAACTTACAAGCAGATCCATCAAATACTAACAATATTATAATAAATTCTGGCACAAGTACCGCAGGTGGATATGTATTAGAGCCTGGAGACAGTGTGTTTATACAAATTGATAGTCTAAGTAAAATTTATGCAACTGTTTCAGGAATGGGAAGACAACGATTAAACATATTAGGTTCTTAATATGAATCCAAATAAAAATAGAAGTAAAAAAAAGAAACAATCAGTAAGGAAACCAGATTATATTGTATCAGCAGATATAGTATCTTTTGGTATAGTTTGTGAAAGAACAGTAAATCAAAAAAGAATATCTAAAACTGATTTCGGATATCCAAGAAATGTAATTATTGGCTTCGGCGGTAAATCCAATAACATACTATTTGAATTTAGTGATTCAAAAGAACAAACGGAACTAATTTCTGGTTTCTTCTCACAAATGAATGGTGGTGAAGAATTTAAAATAGAAAAACCAACAGGAGAATGGACTGATGGTGAATCTAAGAAAAGAGATTATCTTTCAGGAACTTATAGACACCTTTCTTATAAAAACAATAATATAATTATTGCAGAGAAAACACCAAAAGAAGGCGAACCAAAGATAGAAGGTGACTCATATCATAAATGTTTAATTGGTAGAAATTTTATATACGCACCAGTGTTCTCTAAGAATAATCCACTGAATAGTAAATTAAAGATAAGCAAAATTACAAACTATTTAAATAAAAAAACCTTTAGTGAAATGAATATTGTTGTTGGAGATATTATTCGACTGGATGGAACACAACATAACGATGACACATACACAGTATTAGATTATAATGTTGACCACGGTAGAGAAATATTAACTGTGACACCACAAATAAAACAAGATGAAGATAGAATTGCAATGGAAACAAGAATATCTAAACTCCATAGGAGTGAAAAATCTGTTGAAAGAGAGGAACCTCTACGAGTAGGATCACAAGGCGGTTCATCCACCAGTCAGACTAGATCAACCACCAGTCAGACTAGATCAACCACCAGTCGGTCTAGATCAACTGGTTCTCCTACTAGATCTACTTCATCATCTTCTTCATCATCGATGGGTGGGGGTGGTGGTATGAGAAGTACTTCTGGTGGTTATTAAATTATAATATACTGCCCCGCTGCTGGCACACTCTATGTATTTAATTTGAAATCTCAACAACAATACGAGCGGAGGGACTCGAACCCTCATGTCCTAACGGACAACAGATTTTAAGTCTGTCGCGTATGCCAATTCCGCCACGCTCGCATAACTCTAGTATTTACAGTGAATTATATTAAGACCAGTCTTCGTTTAAATTGTTGTGGTCGGGTTGGGTTGGATCAGTTTCAAGTAAAAGTATTGAAGCGGCAGAAGGTGGAATCCATTCTGAAATACCATCATCATATTTAATCTTAAGTCTTTCTGTATTTCCAGCGTCATCTACCAAA